CGCGTTCGTCGGCCATCGTTGCTCCGGTTACAATGTTGGATTACCGTCCTCCCTTTCGAGGGGAGGGACGAGTTATGGGATTATCGACACAGCAACAAATTCTGATCGAGCAACGGGTGGCGAATGAAGCCAAGTCGATCGGGGTCGCTTACGTGCTTTGGTTTTTTCTGGGCTTGCTAGGTGCCCACCGGTTCTATTTGGGCAGAAAAGGCAGCGGAGCCGCCATGCTGGCGCTGGCGGTCATTGGTATCTTGTCCGCGCCGGTCGGCGGCACCGTTCTTTTGGCTGGCGTCGCAATTTGGGCGCTTGTCGATGCCTTCCTGATCCCCGGCCTGGTCCAGGCCCACAAGAACGACATCCGCAGAAACCTCGGTATAGAGGCCATGATCTCGTATGCCGCCTTCTGCCTGAAAAAAACCAGCAAGTGGGCGCAAGCTGACAAGCAACGCTTCATTTCACAGCGGATCAGCGGTCGGTAACCACTGCTGGCATTTAAGTCTGCCGGCTCTTGCCGTCCTCGGCCAGGTAGAGACGGTCGAGCTTCTCGACGATCTCGACTTCCCAAGGCGCCAGCCGCAGGCCTGTGGCGCGCTGGAAGGCATCCAGATCGGCCCACGACCAGGTTCTTGCCGCGCCGCGCCGATTGGAAAGCCGCAGGAACGCCTGCCAGAGATATTCCAGCGCCGCTGGCAATGGCGGGCAGGCAAGCTCGGCTTCCAGTGCGGCCCGGCGTTCCTCGGAAAGACGGGGGCGGTCAAGGAGCCCGGACAGTGTCTGCCGGTAGGAGGTGCCCTTTTCATCAAGGACAGAGAGCGCAAATTCGCGCTCCGCGAAAGCGATCAGGTCGTCGCGGAGCGCGGCGTAAAAGAGGTGTCGGCGGCAAGGAATTCCAGCGCCTGCACGTAGATCGCTGATTTGCGAGGATCGGCGAGCAGCTTGCGCGCCGCATCTTCGGAATAGGTCAGCATCTCGCCATCAATCTTGACCGGCGTCCAACCCAGGAGTCGGCCGACGATCCAGTTGACGTTCTTTTCACGGACCTCATCCGGCGTCGGCTCTTCGGCAATCCACTTCTTGCCGTTGACGACTGCCTGCTCCTTGCGTGCTTCCTCATGAAGACGCTGACGCGCGATACGATTGGTTTGTTCCACCGTCTTCTCGTGACCAGGCCCGGCGAACGTCCATACCCAGGTCGTCACCTTGCCGTTGATCACAACGTTCATGGGGGCTTCGTCGAGGGCATCGAGCGAGCCGAGCTCTGTCACTTCATCGGTTTTCATGGTCTGTCCTTTGTCGGAAGGGGGTTTACTTTGAAATCACGGTTGGGGTGCCGTCTTCGGAGATCGCGACACGAGTGCCGTCGCGGAATTCGATGGCCGCAACCGGCGAATACTCGCCAGTGATAGGGTGCTTGGTCTCAAAGACCGTCTTGTCCGGCGTGATGTCCAGCGCAACCATGGCGATGGTCGCTCGGCATTTGACAATGTCGCCGATCTCGAAAGTGGCGCCGTATTCGATGGCGAGCACTTTCTGAACGTCGTTGCCAGTGTTTGCATCGGTGACTTTGGTGTCGCGGCCAATGCCGGTCGCGTTCTCGAAGCGGAGCATGTTGTTTTCCCTGTGTCGGAAAAGGGGTGGCCGAGCGTCCGACAACGCCCGGCCGTGCTGCGCGCAACATCGTCCCGGTGCCGGCCGGGAACTGGTCAGTCGTCTTTGGAAGGAGGCGAGCGCCGGCCGGTCTTTTCAGCCGGCTTGTCGGTCGCCTTCATGTTCTTGGCGGTGGTGCTGACCACGATGCCATCGAGGTCGTTGGCGATGCGGGGCATGACGACGCGATAGCCGGCGGCTTCAGCGTTCGAGATTGCCTTCTTGAGCGCCGACGCGGCGTCTCGCACCGATTTTTCGAGCGGGTCCATGCATGGTTCCTTTTGTCAGAGTGGGATTACGAGGCGTTCGAAACCTGCAGCTTGCACTGCGTAACGTCATAGCCGGCGCCGGTGTTGTCGACGCCGACCAGGCTGGGCGGGATCGCGATCGTCTGTGTCCGCGGACCGCCTTCCTTGGCCAGCGCCGACTTGTCGACGGAACCCAGCGTGAAGTTGCCGACGAACAGCGAAAAGAAGTCCGTCGGCGTGCTCTCGTTTTCCTCGGCGAGCACATGCAGCGACAGCGGCGTCTCGTCGACAAAATCTGCTACCGCCAGCAGGTCCTTGCGCAGCATCGACAGGTTCATCGTCACCATTTCGGAGCCGTTGAACACGGCCGGCGCATATTTGTTGGGACTGATGACATCCGGGGACGACGGCCGGATATCGACGGTGACGTCGAACGACGTCAGGTCGACCATGTCGGTGCTGCCGAGCCGCAGTTTCGCTTCGACAACGGCCAGCGGCACGCCGGTCGAGGTCACCGGCGACGTGAACAGCGGTGAACTGCCTGATGCCAGCGCTGCGAACTGGCCGGTGCCTACCAGGGAGGTATCGAGCGTCAGCAGGCCGTTCGGCTGCATCGTCAGCTTGTAGGACCCCCATACCGCATCGGTGGCGACTTCGGACTGGTCGAGGTCATATTCGTACTCCTCGACCGTGAAATAGCGCTTCACCAGGTTGCCGGCGCCGGGGTTGACCAGCACGCGGCCGGTGCGGGTGAGTTCGCACGCGGTGTCGGCGACGGCGTTGACGACCAGGGTTTCCGCCACGGTGATGGTTGTCGAACTGACGCCGGTGACCCGCAGATTGATGCTGTTATTCGCGGCCGAAGAGTGATTGGTCAGCCGCCATACATCGCCCACCTTGACGCCGAGTGAAATCGGCGAGCCAGCCGCAAACACGATGGTGTTGGCGCCGGTGGTGATCGAGGTGAAATCGGCCTGAGTGAGCTGCAGGTTGGCCGAACTCCAGGTACCGCGCATCACTGCCTCGAGGATGTCGTCGAAGCCGCCCAGAGACAATTCGCTGGTATAGCCGCCGGCGGTCTTCTGCAGGCCGTGGCGGCCGCGCGTCGACAGGCCGTCGCGGCGGACCTCCTTGCTCTCGATCGCAGCCTTTGTCATGCGGATGCCTGTGCCGCCGGTCTGGCGAAGCACTTTCGCATCGGCCCCGTAGGCCTGCGAGCCAAGCGCGGACTGAACCTTGAACGCCGCGTAACCGTTCCACTGTTCCTGGTACATGGGAAAGTCTCCTTTGAGTGCGGGTCAGCCGCGGTGCCAATAGGTGAAGTCGACAGTCATGGTGACGCGGAACCATTTCCCGGTTTTGCCGTCGTCAGTGTCGCCGCCCTCGTCGACGTCGGGAGCGAGCGTGCGGATGTAGCTGCCATTGCCGTCGTCGTAGAACTTCGCGGCCCGGAACATCTCGCCGATCGTCACCGCGTATTGGTCGGCAAGCGCATCGCCTTCGCCAGTCGGGACGAAGACGTGGACCAGAATGGAACCGTCATACCGCCAGCCACGATTGCCCGCGGTACCAAAGGTCCAGATGCCGCCGCCAGTTCGGGTTATTTCGAGATGCACCCAGGGCGCCGGAGAGCCGTTCGGCCGCTTCGGCGGCCATGGCTGGGCAGGATCCTCGTTCTGATAGGCGATCCTGGTTGTCGTCCAGCCCGCCGCAAGCCGCGCTCTTATCGCAGCCTTCGCCCCCGCATAGTCGGCCATGTCAGCGCTCGGATATCTCGAGGACGGGGAAGCGAAGATCGCGCTGGTTGTGGGCCTGCTTGCCGACGGCCACGTATTGGCCCTTGCGATTGCGCTTCTTCAGGTTCGGCGGCAATGAGGCGCCGTTGACCTGGTGGCCGGCGACGATGCCGCGGAACGTGAAGCGGATCGAAGCCATGTTGCCGAACCGGGCCAGCACGATGCGCCTGGCCTGCTGATAGACGCGGTCGGAGCCCGGAACCCGCATCTTCATTTTGCCGACCTCGATCTTGCGGCTGTAGGGCACGTAGTTTGTTATCGCGACGTCGTCGCCAGGCCTGTAGCTGGCGAGGTTCGAGACCTCTTGCCCATTGACGAACAGGGCATGCGCGTTGCGATACTCGCCCGACAGGACCGGCGACAGATCGAACAGGGTTTGCATCGCAAACCTGACGACTTCCTCAAGGCGTGGATAGGTGTAGACGATAACGCCGTTCGGCTTGACCGCTTCCTCCGGTGCATCCTTGCGGCCGTCGACGATACGGGTGAACGAGCTCGGCCGCGGATCGGTGTCCATGACCTTGGCGTGCTCGCGTTTCGCCACCTCGACGACGAGCCTTTGTGTTGCCGCAAGCGTCTTCTGCGCCGCGATGGTAAAGGTATTCGCGGTGGACTGGATGCGAGCCATCAGCCTCTAACCTGAAGTTCTAGGGCGATGAGTTCGTTGCCGAAACGGCGCGTCGAATCGTCGGCCGCTTCGATATTCACTTCCTCGCCGCGGATGACGGCCTTGTCGCCACGGACGACCGGCAGCGCGAACTGTCTGTCGATCAGGTCCCGCACCAGCACGATCAGTTTCCGGTCGCCCTGCGCAATGGTGCCGGCAATCTCCTTCGGCTCGTAGCCGAGGACGCGCGCCTTGACGCCTGCGTCGAAATACGGCCGGTCGGCCCCGGTGCCGGTATAACGCCGGATCAGGATGTCCTGACCGACCTCGTCGAGCATCTCGCGATAGGCGGCCTTGACCTCGTCGACAGTCATCGAACCGCCGCGCGCACCGACACCGTGGTGGCGACATAGGTGCCGACCGACGTGATCTTGGCCCGAAGCCGGTCACCAAGAACGCCGTCGACCTTGCCTTCAACCGACAGCGCTGAGACGGCTGCAACCGCGGCGGCTGTACCTGCCGAAAGGTTCGCGGCTTTCTGCGCGTTCGCCGTGGTAAAATCGAAGCGGCAGATGTCGATCCAGTCTTCGCCCTGATTGATGCTGGTCTGGACAATGGCGGCGCAGCTCGTGCCGCCGCTGCCGTAGACGAACTCGGCCAACA